ATAAGGTTAAAAGGTTCAAACTGATCGTAACCAACACGTACTGCACCTAGTTTTATAGTTCTAGGCTCCCACTTAGCGTCAAGCCACATCTGTCTTTTCTGTCTGTCAACAGGGCCGTTACCATTTAGATCACCACGCATCCAAGCCATAGCTGCCATAAATGTTACAGCAGAACCTATCGCCAATCGACCTGTTTGTAAAGCTTTTGCGTTAGCTAGTTCTTCAGCTGTTGTAATACCATATTGACGCACACTTCCTAAATCATCTGCTGATGCTAGTGCTATGTCGTTAAACTCTTTTACAAGAAAGTTAAAACCGGGTGTGTGCTTACCTGTTAGTGCTAGTCCGTTTACACCTGTTCTTGCAAACAAGAAGAAAGGTCTAGCTAGTGGTGTAGCTGCAAATACGTCGTTAAGACCCTTTGCAAAGCCTGTTAGGGGTTGTGTTAGTGTAACTTCTTTTCTAGCAAAGTCAAGTGCTTCATCTGTAATGTTACCGGCAGCATCATAGATCTGACCATAGAAATCATCTTGGTATGCTTTCATAAGCTGCCTAGTGATTTGTGGTGTCTGGATACCATTGCCTTGTAACTCAAGGACTCTACGCATTGCCTTTTCACGCATCTTCATTCTACCAAGTATAAAGCCAAACGAGTCATCAGTCGCTGCCATAAGCTTAGTAGAGTAAGTAAGTAAGTTATTATTATTCATCTGACGTGCCATATTAGCTATACGGAACGCAGCTTTTTCTCCATCAGTTGCACGACCACTATCTTCTGCCCATCTACGTAATATTTCCCAGTTGTTATCACCACGAGTAAACTCACTAAAACGAGTCTTAATACTAGATATATCACCCTTCCAGTAAGCATTGAGTCTAGTTCTAAATAAATCAAATGACTCAGGTATAGCTTCTATCATAGCATTGATTGATGCTAGACTAGATCTAACTGTTGCAGCATCACCGTTAAATGGGTAACGTATTAACGCACCGAAAGCTGTAGATATAGGACGTAAGAAAGTTGCACTGGCTGTACCCATAATAGCTCGAACTGGTGTTTTAGGGCCAGATAAGATACTATGTGTAGTCACACCTTGCAGCTCACGTATAAGAGCACCTGTGCGGTCTGGTGAACTAGGGTCTAACTTACCACCATACAATAATGTTCTTGCCCACTTATCAAAGTCATCAACAGAGTTTATATCTTTCATCATAGAGAAAGCTTCAAAGACTGCAAGTAGCATGTCATCATCACCATCTTTAGCAATATTTAGGACAGCTAGTATAGCATCTTTAGAATCCTGTTGTTCTTTAGCTAGAGCTTCTGTTATTGCTTGTTTACGAGACTTACCAGCACCAAAATTTCTAAAGTCATCTGATTTTACAAATCTTGCTTTCTTTGTTTCATACATCAAAGTTAGCATAGTATCTACGATTTGTTTAGCTGGGCCGTCTATGTCAGTAAGGTTTACAATATCAGCTATTTCTCTACCAGCAATACCAGTATCTCGTAGCTGCCTAAGTAATGTACCAGCAACTAAGTCAGCAATAACTACATTCTTAGTTGTCCATGTTTCAACACCATCTGTAACATCGTTAGTCTCAAACAACTCTTTTAGGTATTCTGATGCAGACATATCCGCAGCATTTCTACCCTGTGTAATACGCTGATGTCCTTCGACAGCTTCTCTGTATGTAGATGCTAGTAGTTTTCTACTACCTTTTGCAGCAGCTAACTCTCGAGCAAATTTATCAGAACCAACTAATCCTTGGTATATACGTTCAACCATTTGATCGTCAAGGCCACTCTTGAGTGCTATACGTTCACGTTCTACTGGTGTAGTTACAGAACCTGTAGAGCCTTCTTCAGCTCCCCATTCATTACGTGTACGTGAGAGCTGTTCTCTAGCGTCTTGAGGTGGGACTTCTGATGTGTGTGCACCTTGATGTGGTTCAGCTACTGGTGCATTTTTATCTGCTCTAAACTGTATATCACCTTCACGTAGTTGTGCTATACCAGCTTTGATAGTCTGATCCTTTACACTTTTATTTCTAGCAGATATCTGATCTAGTACTGGCTTACTACCCTTCTTTAGGCCGTATGCTAGTCCGTCAAAAAATAGACCTATGCCCATACCTTCTACGATGTTTTTTATCTTCATCATAACAGGATGGTCTGTGTCTTTAGTAGCTAGTGGTGTATCAAACCAGCCATATCTATCACGCAATGCACCCATAGCGTTCATTTCGTCTGACTCTTTAGATACAAGGTCAGACACAGCTCCAATAGCTGCACCTCTGGCAATGCTACTACCAGCAATAGCTGTTAAGCTTGCCGGTAAAGTTACAATTCCTGTAGCTGCCACACCTTTAGCTGCTAGTACTGTACCAGCTGCTAGAGATCCAAAGTGAACTAATGCACGTAGCTGTTTACCCCACCATGTTTTGGTTTCTATAGGGTTATCATAAGAATCAAAAGGAGTCCACTCTGGTTTGTAGAATCCTTTTTCTTCTTTTTCTCTTTGCATTTCTCCAGACAACGCATCTACTGTACGCTCTCCAAAAGTTGCAATAGAAGATGCAGTATCTTGTAGACCGCCAGATAGGATGGATTGACCTTCTTTAATTAAGGCTTTAGCACCCCATGTATTAGCATCTCTTGGATCTTCTAGTTCGGCTTTGATTTGCTGATCTTCAGCCTCTTGTTCTTGTCGTATTACACCGTCTGCTTGCTCTTTCTTTTCGTATTCGTCAAGAAATTCAAAGTACTTATTACCAGCACTTCTAGCAGCGTCAACGTCAATACCGTAATCTTCTTCCATTAGTTTCTCTTACGTTTTGTTGTGTCTACTGGTTTTGGTGTCAAGGCATCTAAGATAGCCTTTCTACTTATTTCGTGCTGTAAGTATCTGTCCTTCTCAAAGAACTTCTTACCGCCATCTTTTGCTAGCTCATCTAAAAATATTTTACTTACATCTTTTGTCATGGTTGCAAAGTCTGACATAGGATGAGATTCCATTAACGGAAATACTCTTCTCATTATCTCTAGATCATTAAGACTAAAGTTAGGTATACCCAACCAGTCAGAATCGTCTTGTGTATTTCCTAGTGTAGTTGTGCCACCGTCTGTCCCTTTACCACTTATACCCATAGTAAGCGGCTGCTCACCTTTAGCAAATGGTAATACTGTAAGACCTGATAAAGACCTTCTGCGTTGGTTTATGTTTTTTTGTAACATATACATTCTAACATAGAACTGTGCGTTTTGGTCAAACTTCTGATCTTTCTTTATCATGCCTTTGGATGTTAGCTCATTGATAGTATTATATAATCTTTCGCCATCAAGTTCAAAGTAACCTATCTTGTTCATATCGTTAGTCAAGACAAGAGCTTGTATTTGCTCTAGTGATAAGTCCTGTAAGTTATCTTTTCTTGGAGCACTTCTACCTGTAGTAGGAAAGTTTGCTTCATATGTATTAAAGTCAGAACTTGCACTAGGTTTCATAGCTAGTAACGCTTCCTTAAAGTTAGGTAAAACGTCAGCAGTAATCTGTAGATACTTACCATCGGTTGGCTGTTTACGTAGCTTGGCAAGGTCTTTCATTGTAAAGTACTTTCTTGTATCGTCGTACTCTAGTATGCCATCACCATCTTCATCAGATAGAGCACCTATAGCTTTAGCTCTATGAGTCCACTTTTCTAAGTTTGTCATCGGCACTTTTGTACCGTCAGACAAAACCTTGAACATTGGTACATCTTCATAGAATGACAAAACATCTTTGTTTAGTGTGCGACCACTGTTTAACCATGACTTAGATCTTTCAAAGTTATTTTTTTCTGCTAGTCCAACAGGAACAACAGAATTTTGAAGATCACCATTATTTTCAAACTGTTCGATCATTACACCTTTATTAAAGATTAAGTCTAAAGTTACACCGGCAGTACCAGCTTTATCGTATACACCTTTTTGAATGTTTGGTAATACGTCTTTTTCAAATATTTTTTGTATAAAATCTAGCTCTATACTTTTAGCAGACTTACCAACTGGTCTATTTTCTATTAGAGTTTGAAGTTCATCACTTCTATTTAAATATCTTGTATATAGATCATCTCTAGCTCTTTCAACTGTAATATAGTCCGCACCTTGTAGCTCTTTCTCTAGTGCAGCACCATACTTATAATTTTTTACAGCTGATGTAATTAGATTTTTTTCTATATCATTGAATGTACTAGCCTTGTCTTCTTTGGTAGATACAGCTGTGTCGCTAGCACCTGTGTCAGACTTAGCAAATATACCTGATATTTCCTGTGGAATAATTAGCTCGCCCTCACTATCATACTGTGCTAGGTGTTTGTTCTCAGGTTTAGATATCTCATTCATATACCTGATAGCTATGTTTACACCGTTTTCAGATGAGTAGAATAGTTTTCTTTGTTCTGTAGTTTTGAGATTCTGTACAAACTCTGTGACATTAGTTCTAACAAAGTTATTGTTAAAGTTTGTTCTATCTGTTTCTATGTTATTAGCTTGCTCTGTTTGACGCTTTCTCATAGCATCTTTAACAATAAGCTTGGTCTGATTTTTTACATTTGCAGATATAATATTGTCAGGTATGTCCGAGTAACTGTTATACTGCTTTCCGTTTATAGTTACAGGTTGCTCTTCAAATATATCATCAATCATGTTATCAGATATAGTAAGACCTTCTGTACCTACAATAACATTAGCTTCGATACCTTTCTTTATCTGTTCAGCTACCCATAAAGAACTTGTAGCTTGACTAGCTCCACCATATATAATAGCATTGGTTTGCTGTACTAATCCGTTGTCACCAAATAGTGAGTTAGCATCACCCTTACTTACAGCTGCATATACATCTGTTTTTAAGGTTTCTTGTTGTGCTAACTGTACTTTTTGTCTATGGTTTGTTGACCATGTATTAAATGAAGCTTGTTCAGCTTTTAGTATACTTTCAGCATGCCTAGCTAGTATTCTATTTTGTACACGTTTATTGGTTATATCAAAACCTCTTTCTGCATACTCATAGAATATACCTTCTAAGATTTTACCAGTTGTACCATTAACACCCACAAACTCACGAGCTTCTCCTGTTGTAGTTATACGATCTAAACCAGTTTGAGTAGAAAGATTACCATGTGTTATTTGTATAGCACCATCAATCTCATTCCCAGTCTGTCTAAAGTTTAACTTTTCTGGACTGTGAAACATGTCATACTGTAAATCTAGTATACTGTTTTGATGTTCTTGTGTAGAACCTTGTTTTTCTAACTCTAGGTCGTTAGCTGTTTTAGCTTCTTCAGCATCTTCTTTATTATAAATCTCCTGATTTTGTTTTGCTATATTTGCTATATTTTCTGTATCAATACTTTCAAGTCCGGGTTTAAGTCTATCTATACTATCATTCTTAGCCTTCATAGCGTCAAAGGCTGTTTTAAATTTAGCTCCAGCCTCAAACGTACGAGCAACCTGTGCTACAGTGTTGATAAGATTGCCCTGTTCTTTTACCTTCTCAACAAACTTTATGTTCTCGTAGAATTGGTTTGTGTTAGGTATGTCAATCTTGTTGACTTGGGCAATAAGACCGTCAGTTAGATCAGCTTCTTCGCTTGCATAGTTGGATCTCCTTGACCCACCTAGAGCATCACGCTGCTGACCTATCTGTTGGCCGAATCCAAACTGACTCATACTTCCTCCATGTTAACATCTATCATGTCATACTTAACACCAAGGTAGCCGTCGTCCATGACTTCTACAGCCATAGGATGTATCTTTACTACATCTTGTGCCATCACACCACGATAGCGTGTAGCATCACCAATATAGTTAAACTCATATATGTTATGACCTTGTGGTGATTTACCCACCTTGTTGATATTTTCTTTTGTTTTTATATCAGACTTAATAGTAGCGATACTTGCACCAATACTTAGTCCACTCTGTATAAGTGACAATGCTCCTCCAAGCCTGTTGGTTGGTGGCATCATTACTGGTGGTGGCGGCTGTGCTGGTAGTCCCATCTTTTCTCTGGCTTTACCTTGGAAACTTCGGAAGCTACGCATAGCTTGCTGTTGTCTCAATGCACCTTGCTGTCCATATATTCGAGTGAGTACACTTTCTACATTAGCTTTCTTTGCAAGAAATGCTTTCTTACCGGCCTTACCAAACTTTCTAGCTCGGCCTCCTTCATTTACTTTTTTAGTACGTAAGTAATTTACGTAAGCTTTTTGTCCAGCTGCTCTACCTTGGCCAGCTTGATATAAAGCATTTTGATATATGTCACTTTGGTCACGGCTTAGTCCAATAACTGATCTATCTAGATTACGTTTGAACTGTGCTTCTCTGTTCCAAAATGATAACGCTCTTTGTCTATGTATAGCGTCTTGTTTTCTAGCTTGGGCACGAGCTTGGGCTCTTGCTCCAGCATTAGCGTCTACGCACACGGCAAAATTCAATAAATGTTACATTGTTTGGCCCATGTTTTAACTTACGTAAAAACTTGAAACCTAGAAACTTTAGCAGTTTTAAATGTGCTGTGTTTCTACTGTCAACTATATTCCAGAGGAGTGGCTCAGTACGGCTATCGACATACCGTTTGGCCTCTCTTGCGAATGTAATTGGGTATCGGTGTATATCAGGAGTGCAAAGCATCCATATATCACCTTCTTGTCCTACTCCGGCCATGCCAGCAGTCTTGCCGTCAGGCACTGTGAAATACACGTAGGAGGGATTCTGAGACATCAGAAAGGGTAAGGCGGTAGGATCTATCCCATGGCCTTCTTCGACCTCTCTGTGGTCATCTGGACGGAGATTAGAGGCCACTTCCTGAGCAGCCTCCAATGTGATTGGGTGTATATAATTAGACACGATTATAAAATCTGGGTGAATAGTCACCTTCCCAAGACAAAGCATGAAGCGTAGCTGGGGCGGGGTGTGAAGATTTGAGCTTTAGATCTACGTTTGTGTTACGTTCGTAGACTGGGATAGTTTTGATAAACTCTTCGAGATATGGTGCATCAGATGCTTCGTACTCGTCCAGTTCTGTTGATTCGTATACTTCTGTGTAGTCTGGTTTACCAACTCGTTCAAGTGTTGTTTCATAAAGTCCAATCTTTCCAAAGTGTATTTTAACTCTATGTAGAATTAAAGATGAGTTGACATCGGCAGCTATCTTATCTCCCGTACCTTTTGTAGGATAGAAGGTAGGAAATGTAACCTCGTAGTCATAGATGTAACCTATTGTAAGTGTTACACCTGACCAGTTACCGGGTAAGGTAAAACTTGTACCTGATACTGTAGGTTTTGCGTACCGACCAACTCGTGTTGATGATGTGTTTGTATCAATTACTACTAAATCGTAGTTAGGTGAGGTAACTGTATTTAACCACCCCACACCACTGAAGGTTGTGGTGTTTGTAGTTGAGTTAAAGCTGCCACCGCTAACAGTAGTATGATTATCCACATGAAGTAAGAAGTCGACATTATCTTGTACTATAGAAGGGTCTGAATCAGCCTGCACTAATTTTATACTCTGTAGATAATAGTCACTATCTAGAAAGAAGTATTCATCATTGATAATAAAATGATATATCAAAGGATTGTTTAGCTTCCATCTAAACCATGCAGCCTGTTGTCGTTTGTTGGCTATCTGTAAATACTTATAACCAAAGACTATATCAGAGTTTGTTTTGCCCATCAATACTATAGAGTTTTCTCTAGAGTTAGTAATGAGGTCTATATCTTTTGGTAGTAGAGTAGGTACAATCTTACTTACTTCTACAACGTTTGGTTCTCCCTCTCTTTGTACGTTTGCCATTTCATTGAAGCGACTAAACTTACCAGAGTTATCTATGTAGGCTACAGTTGTGCCTAGAGATATAGGAGATATGGTTTCATTATAATTAAATGTAGCTACACTACGCAGTTTAGCTGTATCTGGATTTAAAACTGTGTCATCAGATGCTAACAAGAACTGTTGGTTTGTACTGAACACAAGCAAACCTGTGTTGATTTCAATACCATCAAACAGCTCTGAAGGGAACATAGATGCAGCAGATATATCAATCGGGTCACTTGCTGATGTTGTAAGTGCTGATTCTACAAAGAAGTCAGGTGTACCAAGGGTTCCCGGTCGTGAAGTTATAACATTTTCACCTGACAGCAATGCTAATCTGTTACGGAAAAACAATACTTTGTTAATACGCTGACCTACAAAGCTAGGTAGCGGGTTAGTTAAGTCATCACCAACTCGCCTATCTTGATACGTAAACTGTTTTACAGTAAATGTAGTCGCAGCTGTACGTTGAATAACAAGTGGCATGTTTGTTAGTGTCTTAGCTATTCCGGGCTTTGCACACTCAGACCAAGATCCAGAGCCGTCTTGATTATTCTCTCCATCAAAACGTACATAGTAGTCATCTTCATCTGCCATTCGAGAGTTAGAAATCTTAACTATATAACCATGCTTACACTGGTTTGGTAAGTTTGTTACATCGTTAACAGAACTCTGCATAACACGCATGAGATCTTCTTCTACAACTTCTACGTTAAATGCGTTAGCACTTGATAGATACATACCAGAACCAATAATTTTAGCACTGATACCTGATATAGCATCAATCTCTTCTTTTAAACTACCTAAAATAGCATCAGCAGTCACAGCAGTCTGTGCATCAAATGGTGTAGGAGCTGGTCTAATCAGACCTAAATTAGCCTGTACAGTTGTTCTTTCATGATCTACAACTTTGATGGTATATGTAGCAGCAGCATCTGGTGTACCGTTACCGTTAGTATCTGCACCACCAGCAGCTGAAGTAAGTGTAGCTGTAACAGTATCGTTTGTAACGTAGCCTTCGCCACCGTGTAGTAGTACAGCTTCTCTATTGTAGCTACATCTGTAGTCCTGTCCACCAGCACCATTTTGGTTAGCACCATAGTTAGGACTTACACCTTGTTGACCTAAAACGTTAAGTCTAAATATTAAGTTTGTTTTACTACCAGAGTCTACACTAAATACTTGTGTGCCTATACCGGGACAATGACCTGTACCATCAGACTCGTCAAGATTATCACTCTGTATTTCGATACGTGTAGCACGATCAAGAGTTGTTGTGTTAGTATTGTTTGATATATTTAGACCGTACTGCCTACCATTTTCTGTACGCAGTAACTCTATAAAAGCGAAGTGAGCATCTGGTGTAGCATCTGTCGTACCTGTAGTTCCTATCAGAGTATTAGAATTAGTAGTATCCCTATTTGTAACAAATGTAGTATCATTTATTGTAAGTGTCTGTATGTTTTCTGGTGTGCTGGTAGCTAGATAGTTTGTGATAGCTGTCTGCCCACCTGTGCCATAGGCTGTAGTCATCAGTTGCCCATCGTTACAACTCCAGACTCTGACTTGGCCATCAGCTGCTATCTGTCCAATATAAGATCCTTCTGTCTCATCACGAAAGTAGTGAAACCACGAACCTCCACTCTGCACACTGGATAGAGCATCGGTTCCTATTCTTTTAGCACCCGGCCTTTTGAAAAGACCTTTGGTTACATCTGGTATAGCGTTTATAGAATCTGAAACCTGACCGGGAAATTTCAAGTTATCAGGCTGCTCTGATATACCCAATGAGTATTGTGGAATGGTTTGTGTTACGCCTGCCATTATCTCCTTAGATTTCTAAATGGTTGATATGTTTGGTATGCTGTGCCCTCTGGGAATCCCATCATACTGTGGTCGCCTTGGTTGCACTCATACTCTTGTAAGGCAGCTCTTGCCTGCTGCTCCTGTACTCCTAGTAATCTTACCAACCCTGCGTTAGCAACGAGTTGTGTAGCTGCGATTCTAGATGCTCTGTATATTATGTATCTTCTGAATACAATAGGTAGATCTTCAAACACGTATAACCTAACAACATCAAGATCTACGTCACCGTCAAACTCATCTGTATGATCTGTCTTGTCATACAAAAATCCATTACGACGTATGAGATCATGATGCCTACGAGCTTGGTTATCGTGTAAGTCCATAGAAAGTATGTCAGCACCTATTGCAATCTTCTTGTTTGCATCAGGTGTAAACTTTACATGCTGCTCTGAGTTGAAATGCCAGCCTTCTGACTGTGTATCAACGTTTGCATCACGTAGTAAATTAAATATAAATGACACCTCTGGGTTGTCAAAGTTGAGAGTTGTAAGAGGTGCTTGTCCGATAGCTCCCAGTATAGAGTTCACTGCGGATAGTTCGGTATCGGTGTCAATAGTTGTGGTAGCCATAAGAAAAAAAGGAGGCCGAAGCCCCCTGTATAAAGTATAAAATTAGCCGTTGGCTGGGTATGTAGAACCAAACGCAGCAGGCTTAGTTGTTGTTCCAGCGAACAATTCAACACAAGCAGCTGGGTTTAGGAAGTCTGCACCCATAGCTAGTCTTCCAAGGATTACGTCACCTTGGTATACAACTGATACGTCACCTGAAGTTACCTGAACCTGTGGGCCGATAGCTTCAACAACACCAGCAGCTTCTCTTTGGAAGATAAGTCCGCAGCTGTTCTCGAAGTCAGAGTGATTACCATAGTTGTTATGGATACCAGTTTGGTTAGATCTAGCATCTTCCATTCCATTAGCAGTTGTGTCATCACCAATGAAAGATCCTACGTTTCCGGGGCTTGTTACACCGGGGTTTGTAGCAGATGCAGTACCATACTTAGTACCATAGTTTCCGAAGAACGGAATGTTCATTGACTTGTAGATTCTAATGCCTGCAATTTCAATGATACCTTGTCCAGACTGTAATGCGTCTCCTTGTACGTCTCTGTTGATTAGAGAGTTTGATTCAACGTTCTGGATAAGTTCGTAGTACTGTCTTGGGTTAAGTACAGCTACTCTACCTTCAGAGCCTACTCCCTTCTCGTCTAGTGCAGCAGCAGCATCATAGAAACCGTTGATTAAACATGTAGCATCATAAGCAGCAGTAGCGTTTGTTACACCACTTCTGGTTAATCTGATCTG